ATGGAAGTATAACTTAAGTAGCGTTGTTTTGGGTCAAGACATTGAAAACGAACCTCGCTTACTTGAACAGTATAAAAAGCTATTTGCTCCAGTTACAGCCGCTACCGCCGGTGCAGCGGGAAATGAAAAAGTAATTAAGCTGTTTGACGAATAATTTTACTTGTATTCTTTAAACGTTCTATTATACTAGAACTATGAGTAAAGACCTTAATAAGATATTCGCATCATTAGATAAATTAAATAGTGAAGCTTCTTTTTTAAACGAAAATGCACTTAGTAAAGTTGATGAGTGGTTTGATACTGGATGCTACGCTCTTAACGCTATACTTGGCGGGAGTTGCCGCGGTGGCGGGGTTCCTAAAGGGAGAATAACAGGATTTTCCGGTCCTAGTCAAACAGGTAAGACTTTTATTGTTAATAAGATTTTAGCAACTGCGCAGAAGAAAGGAATTACTCCAGTTATATTTGATACTGAAATTGCTATTGATGAAAATAGCACGAAAGGTGTCGGCTTAGATCCTGAAAACGTGAAATATGTACCAGTAGATACTATTGACCAGTGTCGTAATCAGATAAGCGCACTACTAGATAGCATTATTGAGAACGATGCACGTGGTAAATTCATCATTAGCATTGACAGCTTAGGTAATTTAGCTTCACAGAAAGAGTTAGATGATGTCGCTAAAGATAAATCTGCTTCAGACATGGGTCTTCGCGCCAAGTCTCTAAAGAGCATGTTCCGTACATTGACATTTAAAGCTGCAAAAGCAGGTGTAACCATTCTTTTCACCAATCATACATATGATGATCCTGCTGCCATGTTTCCAAGTCTTGTAAAGAACCAGGCTGGCGGATCAGGCCCTGTGTACATGGCTAGCATTCTTGTACAATTAGCCAAGCGTCATGAAAAAGAAGGTGAAGGTGATTCTATGGATGCTGAAGACAAGAAATTAGCTGAAGCAAACAAATACAGCGGAACGACTCTCAGGGCATTAACTGTAAAAAATCGCTTTTTACCGCCATTCTTAGAGACAGAAATGTATTTGTCGTTTAAGACCGGTCTCAACAAGTACAGTGGTTTGCTTGGTATGGCAGCAGTAAGAGGAATCGTTGAACAAAACGGCGCTACCTATACTGTTGGTGTTACAAGCGGTAAATACAAGAAAGGCGATAAACTCGGGTATGCAAAAACATTTGCAAAAGACCCTGCTTTCTACGAGGAATTCATCATACCTGAACTCGACAAGCGCTTAGCGGAAGAATACAAATACAATGCAAATGAAGCGCAAAACGAAGAAGAACCTGTCGAGTAAAGCCGTTGTACCTATTAGCGGTGGAATGGATAGCTCCGTTCTTCTGCATTTAGCAGCTAGTAGATACGATGAAATTGTAGCAATTAGTTACAATTACGGTCAAAAGCACAAGGATAGAGAATTAAATTGTGCTGCTCTGCAAGTTGAATCTTTAGATAAACCTGTTGAATATAGATGGATCGATCTGCCGTTTTTCAAAGATATTTGTCAAGTTTCATCTCTTCTCAACAGCAACATAGCAGTTGCAAAAGCTAAGGATGTGATGGGAGATCCACAAACCGTTAATTACGTACCGTACAGAAATTTAATGTTGTTGAGCATAGCTTTAGCAGTAGCAGAAAATGCTGGTGCTACTGCTGTTTATCATGGCGCTGCACAAGCTGACAGTGTTGCTGGGTTTTGGGATGGCAGTCCAGAATTTTTAACACAAATCAACAAAGTAAGCGATTTGAACAGACGAAACCGTATCAAAGTATTGGCACCATTGATAGACAAATCAAAAGCTGAAATTATTCAAACTGGTATAAAACTAGGGGTTAATTTTGCAGCTACATGGACATGCTATGAAGGCGATACACTAGCATGCGGTGAATGTACTGCGTGCTCATTGCGAATAAAAGGATTTATTGATGCCGGTTATATTGATCCTGTCCCATATAAAATAAAAGTACCGTGGGACAAATATAAATGCAAACAAATTACTGACCGTAATCAGTGATGTAGTCTTTATCTCCAGGCATTTCCTGAAAGTCGAGATATTTGTTAATAAATTCTCTGTCATCAGAAAGATCATCTAATACTTCTTCATCTGGTGTAGCTACTTCACCTGTACCTACACCGGCTTCAGGTTCTGCTTGTGGGGTGACTTCTTTAGCTGTCAAAACACCTGCTTGCTCTAATGAATCAAACACTTTGGTGGGGCTTATTTTAAGTATTTTAGTTTTATCTAACCCAGGTGTATCGTTGTATTCAACAGCTACTTGCTTGATAACTGATAGAATCTCTTTTTCAGGTACATCTTCATCTGGTAAACCTTTCTTTATGATATCTAGCGCAGGGTCCTTTAATTTTACTGCTTTGTTGATTTCATACACAGTAACAGGTTTAGATTTAGCAGCTTTAATTTTCTGTACACGCTCAGCTTTACGCTGCTCGCCAGATTTCTTTAAACCGCCAGTAGTTTTGTTAGCTTTAAGTAGATAGATTAAAATGTAATTAATAGTAAAACCTGCTTGTGATGCTGGTATACCGTATTTTTGAACAAAAATAGGTGTCATTTCAGAAATGAATGTTTTTGGATCACCAGGATAATAATACACTTCCTTTTCGCCTACTTTCTTACGTTCTGATATGTTGTCTAAAATTGTTCTAGCCATGTCTCTTGCGACCCCTTCTTCTGAAACACCACTTTTTTGTGCTACAATTGCTATTGCACCTGCCCCATATTTTTTACCCTGACCAGGCATTGTTTTTTGTGTTACAGGTTCTGTATCAATATCACCTAGCATATCAATTGGATATTCAAGCAAAACATTGTTTTTATGCTGTAAATAACGTTCGTATATTAGCTTTGAATCTTTATTCATCTTGAAATATTTATTATTTATACTACAATATATTCTATATATGTGCGGCATATTTGGATCCAACGATTTCGAAAGATACGTTAAATTATATGATCAAAACAAGAAAAGAGGTACTTTCTCTTATGGTGGATTATTCTCCGACAACAAACTACACGCTATTATTAAAACACCCGGTATTATTAAACTATCAAACAGACTGCAACTAAAGTATAAAAAAACTAAAAAAGACATATCGGATTTTAATTTGTTCTTAGGACATACACAAGCACCTACAAGCGCCAAGCGCAAAGCAACCCCGGACACAATACATCCATTTGTTTGTGGTAATTGGAATGTTGCACATAATGGCGTTTTAACAAATGACAAACAGCTTAAAAAAGGATTAGCTAAAAGCTACTATAACGAAGTAGATTCATCTGTAATAGCAGGCTTACTACACGTTTGTGAAAAAACAACTAAGTCTCATAGAGAGATATTTTGTATATGTAATGTACTTTCTAAACTTGAAGGTACATTTGGACTATGGATATACAATGGCAGTACAAAAAATACATATTTAGCTAGATCTGGCAGCACATTGTATGCTAATGTATTAACAAACGACTTTTCATCTCTACCGAATAAAGATTTTGAAGAACTAAAAGAAGGTGTGTTGTATTTGCTCACCAGTGAAGGTATAACTTCAGTTGGTGAGTTTAAGCCCAACTCACCGTTTTTTGCTCCATGAAAATATTATTTTATTTTGCTACTAGGAGCAAAACACCAGAACAAACACTAGCATACAAATCTTTGCTGAGGATTAAAACCGCAGACTTGATGTACTGCAAGGAAAATACTACTGGCTTAAGCAAAAGATACAATGAAGTATTAGAAAAATTTAATAAAGATTATGACATAATCACATTTGTACATGATGATGTGTACGTAGACGATCTCAATGTACAAGAAAAATTAATTGAGGCGCATAAAAAATTTGATATTGTTGGTTTAGCTGGCGGTGTGGACCCAGTAATTAGAGCACCCGCTTTATGGCATCTCATGTGTGGCGGGTTTCATAGCGGCAATTTACGAGGAGCAGTAGCACACTACATACGTGATGAGCAGTTTGCAATGACTTCTTTTGGTCCTACTCCTGCACGTGTAGCCATACTTGACGGTCTTTTTATTAGCGTAAATGTGGAAAGAGTAACAAAAGTAAAATGGCAGTTTAATGAAAACTACAACTTCCATCATTACGACATTGCTAGCAGTATAGATGCAAACAACAAAAAATTAAAATTAGGTGTTACACCTATTTGGGTTATACATAAATCACCGGGTCTTCTTAATCCTGAAAGCGAAAATTTTATTCAAAGTCAGACTAAATTTTTAACAGAATATTGCAATTGAAGTTGTAGTATTATATAATAGGGTTAAATGTCAAAGCTTGATTTAGATTATTTTGAAAATATTATTGCCTACAAAGCATTAACAGATGAAACATACCTTGCATCCATCATAGATGCAATAAACCCTACATTTTTTAAAAGCAAAGATATTAAAGAAGTTTTTGTTATTATTAAAAACTTCTTTGAAAAAAGAGGAACTAAGCCAACTATCACAGAAATCAAAGCTTACTTAACAGACGATAATCAGCGTAATGCGCTAAAAAATGTTGTTACATCATTGCAAGGTATTGATAAAAATTTAAATGAAGATGAATTGTATCAGAATACTGAAACATTTTTAAAAGAAAAAGCAGTGTATTTTGCTATGATGGATACTGTGGAAGATATTGGAAAGAATCTTGTTGATACTTCTAAAATCTTAGAAAAGTTTGAAAAAGCCTGTTCAATATCTTTAGTCACCGAAACAGGATTAGATTTCTTTAAAGATATTGACAAAGTCATTGATAGTATAAATTCTACAGAAAAGTATATTCCATCCAAATGGAAATGGTTAGATGATAAAATAGGAGGTGGGTTTCTAGAGCAAGGCAAGTCACTGTATTTGTTTGCAGGAGAAACAAACATTGGTAAAAGCATATTCCTTGGCAACATTGCCATTAATATTGCAAGTCAAGGCAAAAACGTGTTACTCATTTCACTTGAAATGCCTGAGCTTATATATGCAAAAAGATTGTGTGCTAATGTGTCAAAAATTCCTTTGAGTCAACTAAAAATAGATTGTGACAATCTTAAGCAACAAATTAAACAGTATGCTAATGAATCACCTGGCGCTAAAATTATTATTAAAGAATTTCCCCCAGCAACAATCACTCAAGGTGATTCGTCTTACGAAAGAATTAAAAGCTGTACTGAGCAGCTGAGAGCGCTTTCATATACATTTAATTGCCCTATTATTTCTGCAACACAGTTAAACCGTGAAGGTTATTCTATTACCGATCCAGGCTTGAAGACCATATCTGAGAGCATTGGATTAGCAATGACCGGCGACGTTATTATGAGTATTTGGCAAGAAGATACAGACAAAGAATTGGGTGTTATTAAAATGGGTCTCATGAAAAACAGATTTGGCCCTAATTTTGGACATTGTATTATGAGAATTGACTATTCTACTCTCACTATATTTGAAGATGAACATCTGAATGATACTGAAGCAGCATCTTCTTCAATTAGCACGTTAACTAACTTATCCATCTAAATTGTTGATTTCGGCTATGTTTATCCTAATTAGTATTAATGAAGGATATAGATCCGTCTCGTCATATTCATGAATATGAATTTAACCATTTATTCTTATCATTTTGCTCGCTAATTACCCTCATGCACACAAAAAAGTTGAATCTTGCAAATGTGTTCTTATTATTATTACAGAACCGTGATCTACTCAATTTGTACAAAGAATATTGCGACATTAAGAGCGACTTTCTTGCTGTTAAATCTTTTCTTAATTTTGATTCCAGTTTATACAAAAGCAAATACATTATGAAATTTTTGAATAACCAAAAAAACAAAATTGATTTATGAGCTACCTAGTAAATGCACACGTAAAATTAGACAAAAAGAAATGTACAGACAAAGTATATTTTGATAAGATGGTTAAAAAATTTATGAATGAAGTCCAGCGTTCAGAGGTATTAGAAGAATTGAGACTTAAGAGCAGATTTCTCAAGCCAAGTCAGCTTCGTAAGCTAAAAAAGCAATTACAGCACAAAAAATGGAAATATTATTGATATCCGATTTCGAGAAACACATCTACAATACTTTTCTTAAAACAGCAAGATCATCTGCAAACAAACCGTACAGATTAAGAAAAGACTTCTCTAATTTAGATGATGTCGCAGTTGCATGCTTGAAAAGACTCTCTGCATTTTTTAAAAACCATAACGAAATAGATGTTGAAGAGTTTTTTTCTGCTCCTCACAAATTATATAAGGATGAAGGCTATTACGATTTAAAGTATTTCACTTCTTTAAAAGCTATAAAGGCTTACAACTTACTTAAACAAAAAAATAATAGAACAGGTCAAAAAAAACCTGTTGATTAAATCAAAAGCGCATTTATTATATCAATATGAGTACATTTACTAATGCAATGTTTGAAAGTATCAAAGGCGCTTTAACCAAGAATACCGGAGAAGGATCTACTAATAACAAGTATAAAGATTTTCTTAAGACTGAAGTAGGCAATACTTACACAGTTCGCTTGCTACCTAATGTCAAAGACCCTACCAAGACGTTTTTCCATACATACAACTATGGCTGGAACAGTTTTTCTACTGGACAACTTGTAACTGTTGTGAGCCCCACTACATGGAATCAACGCGATCCTATTGCTGAGTATCGATACAAAACATTAAAGACAGGCACTGAGAAGGAGAAGGAAAAGGCATTAGCGTTGAAG